AATAGTTTATTTTAATTTATTTTAAAAATATCTCTCACCTTCATATGCCGGTGGCTATCTCTTGCTGCCGGCATTTTTTATTGAGTATAGTTCATCCAAATATTTGAATGTAATTTTGCCGTTGACGTGTTGAGTATGGCGCGCCTTGCATGTTAGACACTGATACACTCTATCATCTTTACCAGTCACCAACCTTACAAAAGGCACATAATTATCGCATGACTTACATATGCCTAACGTAATCTCTACTGGATCCTCATCACTGTATGTCACCCCAGCTGTCTCCTTTTTCGTAATCTACTTTGTTCGGGACCTGTAACTCAACCGCTTGCTCCATAACATCAATAATTTTTTGTGCCTTTTCAGAGCTTGGTATTGAGATATCAAGTTCATCATGTATTTGAATATGGGGAATCACCCCCTCCCTGTACAAGGCCAACATGGAAATTTTTGTCATGTCCGCAGCTGATCCTTGGATCAACTTGTTCAAAGCTTTGTACGTGAACGCGCGTTTAATCCCCGGGCCATGTTCCCTGAGTGCATCAGCATGTGGCAATGGTTTTTTAATACCAAAGCCATGGGGCTCCCACATATCAAAGTGGCACAGTCTTCCCCCAATCGTTCTAATTTTACCAGAGTCGTCAGCGCGTCGCGCCACAGCCTCCGATAACATTTTTACAAACGGTGCTTTTTGGTGATACGTTTTTAATAGTTTCTCTGCAGCATCTTTTAATAATCCTAGCTCTGCCATAAGTTTGTTCTTACCCATGCCGTACATGATGCCAAGATTAATTGTCTTTGCTTGTTTACGTTCGATGCCAGCCATGTCTGCTATCATCTGGTGAAAGTCTGCACTACCATCTTTGTATGCATCTACGATCGTGCCTGTGCCCTCTAATCTCATTAGAGATGCAAAGTGCACAAGTATGCGTGGTTCTTGTTGACTGTAATCAAAGCAACCCCAAGTGTGTTTATCTTCTGGTATAAACAAACTTCTAATCAGCGGGCCGAGATGCTTGTGGCGTGCTGGTATTTGCTGGAGGTTTGGACTGTTGTAACTGAACCTACCTGTCACTGTGCCGCCTTGATCAGATCTTATCTGGTTTATCTCTGCATGTATGCGTCCGTTGTGTTCGTGTTTGAGTATTGTATCGATGAATGTCGTGTTTGCTTTGTTGATCTCTCTTGCTTCGTTAATTAATTTTGGTAGCTCTGCTGGATGTGTTGCTAAAAAATTTTTTGTAAAACTTGGTGCACCTTTGTCTGTTCTGTCATAAGGTATCTTTTCTTTTTCAAATGCTTTTGCGATCGACGCAGCAGCCCAAATCTCAACATCAAAACCTGCTATCTTATTAATATCTTGTAATAATTTTTTCTCTGTTTTTAGTAGCTGTGTCTTGACAGACATTGATTTTTGCACATCAACACGTACACCTTGAAATTTCATATCAACCAGACATGGAAACAGATTCGTTTCTAAATTAAACACATCCCACAGATCTTGTTTTGATATTTCATGCTGCAGTGCATGCCATAACTTCAGTGTGATCTCTGCATCTTTTTCTGCATACTCACCAACAAACGGTGCAGGTAGTCTCCACATCTCTGCTTTTGGATTGACACCAAAATCTTTTGCAGCGTCCTGTAAAAGTTTTTCATTCTTACGCATGCCAATGTAGTCTTTGCCGACAGAGTCTAATGTGTAGCTGTATCTATTTTCGTCAATCAAACTTGCAGCGATCATGGTGTCAATGATGCCACCATTTATGTGAAAGCCAAGCGACCTGATCCAGGACACATCATACATTGCATTGTGAAATATTTTTGTAGCTGTATTGTTTAGTAATTCCTCAAACCAATCCAGGACTAATCCTCGATCCATGTTGCCCCCGCCTTCGTGCGCGATAGGAAAATAGCCGGACCAACCTTCGACCGCAACGGCTATGCCGACTATCTCCCCGTCTCTTCTTACCGCACCTGATCCCATCGTGAGCAGATTTGGATCTCTTGTCTCTAAGTCGATAGCGATCTCACTATGACTAGATAAATCTGGTAATCTATCTGGTGGCACCCACTCTGTTTCTGGTGTAAATAATGGTTGCTGTAATGTTCTCACTTATATTCTTCCTTCAGCTTATTAATATACCATATAGCCTTGTCTAAGTCCTCTATAATCTTGCCTTTATGTTGATGTCTCCACAAATATTTCATAGCGTTTCCCTGTAAATAAAATTTAAAACTGTCACCCAGCGCAGACTTTATAGCGTCTATACATTCTATCTCGCCTTGCTTGTAGTGTGGTGGGTGGTTCACGTTGTCATTCATTTTTTCTTCCTCGCGTGTTTAGAAATTCTACGTCTATTGTCTACACTCCACAAACCATAGTCCATGCTCGTTACAGGACCACCTTCTTCATACAATCTTCTGTCTGGTCTTTGTAATCGTTCCCAATGTTTTTTTACTATTATCTTAGCAAGGTGGACTGAAGTGCTTCCTTTTTCATTGTTCACATCCCAACGACAAAACACAATATTGTCTTTTGTATATCCAATTTCAGAGTCAAAACGATCAACAGATACCAGATCAGGTGGTGTCGAGTGTCTCTTCTTAGCACCCTTGATTGCTAATTTTCTACCTATTTTCATAGGCTTACCTGTGTAATAACAAGTCATGCCATACTTAATTTTATGTTCCTCCCACGCTTGTAAAAACTCTTCTTTTGTTAGAGTGTGTTCTAACTTTGATATGTGAACAGACCCAGAAGAATTCCTTGGGTTTTCACCTCTAGCAATTTTTTCTGCTTTTTTATATTTTTTGGATATATCACACCACTTTGATATTATAAAACCGCTTTCTGTGTTTAAATATTTAATACCAGAAACTCTAGCTTTTTCTTTATCTTTGATAGGCATTATATTGTGTAACTCCTCTCATAATTTTTTGGCTCCAATATATGTAAAGATTTTTTTGCCCTGGTCACAGCAACATAGAATAGACGATGTAGTTCGTCTGGATCAATATCGTTGTGGTCAAGAGCAGACTTAGTAATATCAGGTAAAAGTAATACATTGTCAGCTTCTCCTCCTTTTGCTCCGTGTATTGTTGATAAAGTTATACGTGGGTTTTGTGTCATCTTTTCTCGGTTGGCTAACATATTTCGTATATAGTTTTCTGTTTCTGGATCTAATCCATCAAACGCTTTGTACCAAACATCTTGAGTTTGTAATCCGTGTTTCTCGATGCACTCTTCAATGTAATAACCATCTTCGTTCTCGTCCATAGTTTTACCGGTCTTGTATCCTGGCGCAACGTTGTCACCAAGATAAGAGTAAATATTTTTTATTGATGCGATTGGTAATAATGTTTCACTGTTTCTCCATTTTTCCCACGTTTGTATTGCAAGAAGTAAATCTAATTTTATAGAGTTTTTTGTTTTGTGTGAGTAATACCACCCCTGCAATCTACATAAATCTTTTATGTCATCTAAAAAATAATTTGCAGTTGACAACACTAACCACTCGCCTTGTGACATGTCTATCTGTGTGACGTCAGAGTATCTTGTCAAATCACCCACCTCTTGTCTTGGCATATAATCTTTATCGTATCGCTTTGAAACATTTCTAATAATCTTTTGTGACAGCTCGTGTATTGGTCCACCCGGTATTCTGTATGACTGACTTAACGTGTCAATGTAATCTACTTCTTCTTTAAGTGCGATAAAAGTATCAACGTCAGCGCCAGCCCATTTAAATATTGCTTGATCATCATCCCCTGCAATGTAGGTCTTGTTTGCTTTCTTCCATAAAGTCCTGACCATTCGCCATTGCAAAGGTGAGAGGTCCTGTGCTTCGTCAATAAATAATACCTCGAAAGAGGGTGATATATCTTGTTCAATAAACTGCTCCAGCATGTCATTGTAATCTATTAAGCCTTTCTCTTTTTTATATCTACTAAGTTCTTGATCTAAAAGATATAATAGATCTCGTTCAATGTCCATACTGTGTTCGTTTTTATTATATTCATACAAAACATCTGTGCCCATCACTCTGGCTTTATTAATAAGCCTAAGATATTCATTGTCAGAACTAAACACACCATCCTCTTCACTATGCCATGCTGTTTTTATTGGTATGCCACATTTCAAACCAAACTCTCTGTAGTCAGAGTGTTTCATCACACGTTCTTTCTTTACACCTAACATTCTAAACGCCAGTGAGTGCAGTGTTCTAAAGTATGGTATCTCTTTCTGGTCAATCATAAATTTTTCTTCTGCTCTATGTGTTGCTTCCCACGCAGCTTTCTTTGTAAAAGAAAAATATCCCATCTTTTTTATGTCTATACCATCACGTAAAAACTCCTCTACTAAATTTAGTAGTGTAGTTGTTTTACCTGTGCCCGGTGGTCCTAGTATTATTGTCTTCACTAAAACGGTGTCTCCTCGTACTTAACTTTGCTAATAGTTGGTTTATCTTTTTTCATAGATTTTATTTTTACAAGATGTGGTTGTTGATCTTTTACTTTTAGTCTTGTCTCTTTATCAAAGATGTCCTCTAAACTTTTTAATAAGTTTCCTGTTTTAATCCTATCCATCTCCCAGTTGTTTCTTTTACAAAAAGCAAAAAAGTCATCCATCCTAAAATATGTAAAGCCCTCGTCACTCCATGCCATCTTACGTAGTATGTCGTCTCTTGTTCTTGCCTGTGGTCTATTCACTGTAAACTCGTGTAGTAAATTTATTAGATGCTCTTTCG